TTTGGAACTCTCCAGACGCCGTGTCTATGTAACCAACTGATGTGGCGTTGTCAACGATACCTCTTCTTGTTCCCGATGGTGCGAACCATGGGAAAGCGATGTTGTCGTTGTTGGCCAGTGTTCTCAACATCATGTGTGATGGTGGAACAACAATTGATTTACCTGTGTTGTCTGTCGTCAATCCAGATGGATAAAACACACCCAAGTAATCACTTGAACTTACAAGGCCGTCGTCACCGTTGTCAAGTGCCGCCGCCGTGTTGTTTGCCCAGTTTTGGATTGCAGTTGATGTACCTTCTAATCTCAAAGGAGTGTCACCTACTACAAATGCTGTGTTGTTTCTGTCTGTGTTTAGGTTGATCATGTTTGACATTAACTCTGGATAACCAGGTGTAGCAATTACGTTGAATCCTCTTTGGTCTTCTCTGATTGCTTGGTTAGTGTCGATCTCTGATTTAAGTTGTTCAACGATCACTTTTCTCTGTGCTTTCCTACCGAATGTACCAGAACCGTCTGCGTTGTTGCTTGATTTAGTAACCCATCTGTCAGGGAAGTAAGTTGATACGCTCTCGTTACTTTGTCTGATGTTACCTAAACCTGTTCCACTGCTTCCTGGATATTTCGTGGTTGTGATGTAGTTGTTCTTGTATTCCTTGACATTGTAGCCAGATCTTCTTGTGTTCCATAACATGATACCCTGTGGGTAGTTGTCTGGGTTAGGAGCATCTGGATCTAGGAAGCCGTCACTCAACAAGTCTTTGATTGAGCTGGCCGTACCCGCACCGCCTGTTGACAATGAATCTGCCTTGTCTGCCGCTGTGTGATATCTAGCATCCGCGAACACAACGCCGTCTTCTGTTGTTTGGTCTGCTTTGTCAACTAATTCCCAAGCCGCGCCTGATGTGGTCACTGCAACCTGGTTCGCTGTGTTTGTAGAACTCAAAGTTGCTGATGTGTTGTATTTGTAAAGTTTTGGATAGTTTTCTAAGTCTGAAGTGTCAATCCATAAGTCGTTAGTTACAAGTGCAGTACCATCTGATTGTGTAGTTGGTGCTGTTGCTGAAAACTGTGGACCATTTGGATCTGTGCTTGAGTATGCTGTTGCATATCCAACCCAAGTTGTACCATTGTGTGCCATGATGTCTGCTTCGTCTGTCGCAGTGTGATACCATAATGTACCATCCGCTGGCTCGTTGCTTGGAGCACTTGTTGAAGCAGTGTAACTCAATCTCTTCCAGTTACTTGCCATGATACCTGTGTTAGCACTCGAGTCAATGCTATCACCTGTTGGTAGGTCATACAAGTTGTCGATCAAAGTTGAACTGTTCGCTGTGTATGTTCCGTAAGCGTGTGCCGTCGTTGCACTGAAACCTGCATCTGCTAATGGTGTTCCTAATGTGTCAAACATTCTGAACTCACCACCCAGTTTGTGTGTCATCTGGATAGCACCTGTTGATAGTTTAGTTGCAGAAACGTTCGTTAAACCCGCCGCACTCACTGCCGCCACAAATGCATCTGCATCTGTACCACCCAGTGTTACTGTTACTGCTGAACTCAACGCTTCTTGGTTCTTCACTGACTCTTGTATTTTGAAAGTGTCTGAACTTGTGAAAGTTGGAGATGTGTTGTTACTTGTGATAGTTGTAGCACCACCTTCATGTCTGAACAGTTGGAAGTCTGCAAGGTTTGGAGTTGTGTCAGAGGCATCAGCCGCTGTCATTGACTCTTCAGTTACATTGTACTGTGCGTACACTGTGCCTGTGCTTAATGCAGTTCCACCGTTCGCCGCGTCTAGGTTGTAGATCGCAGAGTGGTGTGTGGCATAAAGTGGACTAGCAACTTGAGAGAAACTAGCACTTGCTGTGCTGTAAAGTTTTGTCACCAATGCCGCACCTGAGTTTGCAGAAGTTGTCTTGAACCAAACTGAACCGTTGGGTCTGTTCTCGTCTGCTGTCTTCCAGGTAGGTCTGTTAGTGTGTTTGTCTTGTAAAAGTTTCACACCATTTTTAACGCCTGCTGTGATTCCTAAGGATGCTAGTACACCAGTACCCTCTTCAAATCTGATTGTGTTAGCACCACCTGTTGAGTCACCTAGCGCCTTACCGTTGTGGAAGATTTCTAGGTTGCCTGTTGTGCTGTTCACACTTGCTGTCACGTTAGTAACATTTGATCCGATCACTGACGCAACGTTTGAAAGTGTTGTGCCTGAAGTTGTAATTGTAACACCGTTCATTACGAAAGTTTGTCCACTGGTTACTGTGGTTCCTGAAGCAACTGTCACCACCGGTAAAGATGTGTGCCAGTCTGTTGAACCAACTTGTACCCAAGTGTTACTTGCTGTCTTCTTGTAGATCTTGTTGGTAACGTGTGTTGTGTTGATTGCGTAATCACCTATTACACCTATTGAAGTTTTTGGTGCACCAGTTGAGACACCGCCAACTAGGTCACTTGTTGAAGTGATAAGTGTTGGAGTAATTGTTGTGAAAGATTGATTGGTAGCAGACCACTCAAATAAACCATAACTGCTTGATGCAAGGTCAAACCAGTATGTTCCGTTTGTTGGTGCCGCCGTCGGTGCCGAAGCACTTCCAAGTAAATCTGCTGTGTCCACGTTCGCTCTTAGGACGTATGCTCTGTTGGCAACTCCTAGGAAACTGTAGGCCGCTTGTAGACCCCATTCGTTCAACTCATAACCGTGTAATGAATTTCCTGAAGCGTCTGTGTAGAATTTTGGATCTCCAAAAGTCTCTGTTAATTCTCTCTGAGATGAGATCAAGTAAGCAGTGTTGGCGTTGGCTGTTGTTGTTCCCGCCGCAGTTCCGTCGCCTGCTCCGTTTGCCTTGTTCCCTGATGATGCTACTATGAATAGTGGTGTTGTACCCGCATCTGATGGTACATAAAAGCTCTCGTTTATTACTGAAACTTCTACTCCTGGTGATGTTAATGCCATTTTTCGTATTCTCCTTGCAAGTTACGTATATACTAGAGTTATTTATTCAATCATACGGTTTTGTTGACATAATTTACCGTTTTCGAGGTGCCTATATAGGTGACGTAAATACACACATGCAGTACAAGGACAGACCGTTGTGTAAGGGGTGCAAGACCAAGCCCAGGGCCTATGCCTACCGAAGGTATGACCGTATATACTGGCGTAGTCTGTGTGACACCTGCATCAGAGAAAAAGCCGGCAAGCGAGTAGGTGGCGTGACTGCGTTGCAACGTTCAGGATACAAGAAGCACCGGAAGTGTGAACTGTGTGGATTCAAGGCACAGGCACAGGCTCAGCTGGATGTGTTGTTCGTGGATGGGAATCTGAGGAATACTAATGCTGTGAATCTAAAAACTGTTTGCGCCAATTGCCAACGGTTGGGCAGTACCCGTAGACTTGGATGGCGTGTGGGTGATCTTGTCGCTGACGATTAGGTCGTCTATTTTTTGGTGTAGCTCTTCCAACGTACCATCGTTTGTGATCAGGTGATCGTACTCTGATTTGGCCCATGCGTATTCGGACGAATGTACATTTTTAGGTACGATGTTTCCTTCCACGTAATCAGTGAACCAATCAGGATCCTGTCCCCTCTTGACGAGCAGTATCGTTCCGCCCATTTCTCTTATTGTCTTTATCTCGTTCTCGAATCTCGTGTCCGCGATCACAGTGGGTTTGCCGTCATACCTGGCCATGCAACTGTCCACCCATATTGCATCATGCATGTTTTGCCTCATGACTTCTGTTCCAAAATATTGTAAGACCCAACGTGGGGTCACGTCTTTGCCAAAACGTTTGCTCCAGAATGCATCAGGCTTCTCTCTCCATGCCCTGCTTTGATCGGTCTTGCCTTCCAGCATTTCCCTGTCCCAGTTGAACATGGAACTCACAGCATCTTTCAGACTTTTTGCGAATGAATCCTTACGGAAATTGTGTTTGTGTTCTAGCCTGTCAGCGACTGTGCCTTTGCCAGAACCTATTAACCCTACTACGCCTATCAACATAGTACTATTATACTATTTTTTCAAACGTTTTTCAATCTCTTTTTTGACATCGTGTATCTGTGTCAATACCAGTCTCCGCATGCTCAGTTTCTTTTCTTTAAGGGCGTGTATGGACATGTTCTCAAGGTCGTCCACCATGTCGGCTAGTTCTTCCAAGGTGCATTTAGGAAGTTTCTTGTATCTGGAATCTATCATGATACTTGTATTTAAAATGATTTTTGGTAAAGGAATCTGGTACTAGAAGTTAACCGATAACAAAACTGTGTGGTGTGCCACCCTCTTGGAAGTTCCCTATCTCGGATTCTAGTCTCTCCATCTCTGCCGTGCCTTCTGCCTTCAAGGCATCACCGTTCAGTGTGGTGCCACCTTGTGGTCCTGCGATTGTGTTGAATTTGCCTCTCGCTTCTCCCAGCATGAGTTTAGACACTGCAAGTGTGTAATCCCTGATCCATGGTTTTGAATAGATGTCTTTGAATAGTGTTATGTCTGGTCTGTAGTTGTCAGTGTGCATTAGGACAGTCTCGTTGTCAGCTCTGGGTCTCTGTGTGATCGTTAATTTTTTAGTCGCGACATCAAAGTGGAATTGTATGAAACTCCCAAACATCTTGCCAACAAGTTCCTGGTACGATGCGAAAGCATAATATGTGGCCAATCCGCCAGTTGCTCCTGCTCTCAACAGATAGGTGTTCGTGTAGGCCAAGTTGAAAGGTTCGAACAGTGTTCCACCTTCACCGCCTTCTGTTCTGGATCCAACAGTCCTCCTGTTCAGGTTCCTAACGTTGATCACTTCATCTGGCAAGATATAACTGTTTTGATTTTTCTTTAATTCAAGGAATGCGTATGATTCTTCCACTGCATTTGAAGATCGCTGTCTGAATTTGTTCACTGCTCTTTCCAGTGCCGTTTGATAGTGTTTTGGGTCTAATTCTACGTCTATCATGCCATCACCTAAGCTGGTCTTGACGTAATCAAATATTTCCTGTTGTCCTGATTGTAGTTCTGACATACTCATATTTATAGTCGTTGTGCATTCAATAAATATGTATGATATGCCAAGATTATCCATTTTCAAGCCTGAAAAGGGCAATGACTACAAGTTCTTCGATCGCAACATCAAGGAGATGTTTACGGTGGGAGGAACGGACTTACACTTCCACAAATATATAGGACCATATGATCAGGGAGACACAAACAAGGACGGACCAGCCAGTCCCACACAACCACAGTACTCTGGCGACAGCCTAAACGAGAGGACCATACAGGATCTACTGTTCTTGGAGAACAGAGATAGGAAATATGCGGATGATGTATATGTTGTGAGGGGGATATACAATGTGCAAGATGCAGATTTCAACTTATCACAGTTTGGCATGTTCTTACAGAATGACACATTATTCCTTACAGTGCATTTGAACGATATTGTGGAAAGGATTGGTAGGAAACCAATGAGTGGTGACGTTATAGAATTCCCACACATGAAAGAAGACTATTCCCTGGATGAAAGCGTGCCAATCGCACTGAAAAGATACTACGTGGTGGAAGATGTGAACAGGGCCGCGGAAGGATTCAGTCAAACTTGGTGGCCACATCTGTTGAGATTGAAGATGAAGACACTGGTTGATTCACAAGAATTCAAAGATATTATTGGTGATGCGACCACAACGGGATCTGTGGCCAGTTACATGAGCACCTACAACAGAGAAAAGACAATAAACGATCAGATTGTGGCACAGGCAGAGCAAGATGCACCAAAGGCCGGCTTCAACTACAAACAATACTACGTTGCACCAATAGATGAAAGGGGCAACATCAGGACAGAAAATGTCAACACAGAAGCACAGAGGGCCAGCAGTGATAACACAGTCAATGCCACTATAGACACACCAGCAAGTTCACACTACGGATTCTACCTGGATGGCGACGGTGTGGCACCAAACGGAAATCCAGCAGGGTTTGGGATATCATTCCCGACCTCTGGTGTTGACCAGGGAGACTACTTCTTGAGGACAGATTACCTACCCAACAGGTTGTTCCGTTATGATGGAACCAGATGGGTCAAAATCGAGGACAGTGTTAGAATAACTACAACGAACAATGATTCTAGAGGAAATTACAAAACAAGTTTCGTCAACAATGCCACAGAATCTACAATAAACGGATTAACGGTCAAACAGAGACAGTCGTTGACGGACGCTCTGAAACCAAAGGCTGACAATTAAACATGTTGCATTTTTACGAGGGACAGGTTAGGAAGTTTCTTACTCAATTCATTAGGATCTTGAGTAACTTCTCAGTGGAGACAGGCAGAGGCAGTGATGGTTCCGTGCAATTAAGGGCAGTGCCTGTGGTGTATGGTGACCCAACAAGACAGGTTGCAAACATCATCAGGAACAACAGCGAGAATGCACTTAACTATGCACCTAAGATTGCCTGTTATGTGAGAGAATTGAACTATGATAGGGAAAGGATGCAGAATCCATATCATATAGAAAAGCAACATTTAAGAGAAAGAGATGTGGACAGTGATGGAAACTACACAAACCAATTAGGTGCAGGATACACTGTGGAGAAGGTCATGCCTTCGCCTTTCAGATTGGAAGTCACGGCGGACATTTTCTCATCAAACACTGATCAAAAACTTCAGATACTAGAACAGATCCTGTACTTGTTTAACCCAGATTTCGAGATACAGAAAACAGACAACTACATAGATTGGACAAGTCTAAGTTATATCGAGTTAGGGAATATCACATTTAGTTCGAGGACTATTCCGGTGGGTGCGGATACCGAGATTGATGTGGCAACATTACAGTTTAGTATGCCAATATGGTTATCACCGCCAGTGAAAGTTAAAAAGTTAGGGGTGGTACAAAAAATAATAATGAGCATATACGACGATGATGGTGGTATAGCCAAAGGTTTGATAGACGGCGAACTGACATCGAGGAGTTACATCACACCAAACAATTTTGGATTATTGGTCACGGGTAATCAACTGCGATTGTTAGGATCAACAGGCACGAATGTCAAATCGGGTGGAGATGGATTCTATTCCGGTGCAAATGCCCCAACAAGTTTAGATCCGTTTGATACATTCGGACCAGCGGTCAACTGGAAGGTTCTGTTAGATCAGTATGGCAAAGTAACAAATGGCACATCACAGATAAGATTGACACAACCAAACGGCAACGAGATTGTTGGTACCATAGCAACCACATCTTTGGATGACACAATTTTATTGTACACCATAGATTCAGACACCATACCAAGCAATTCTCTCACAGCGGTCAAGAAGATAATAAATCCAGCAACGTTCGATCCAGGCACACCTGCCAACGGTGACAGATATTTGGTCATAAACGATGTGGGGGACAGCACGGCCAGTTTCCAGAGTCAAACCTGGGGTACTTTAGTAGCCAGCGTTGGCGACATCATAGAATACAACAGTTCAACAAGCAAATGGAACATAGCCTTTGACGCTTCAAATCCGGACAGCACACAGCACTACGTCACCAATCTTAACACTGGCATACAGTACAGGTTCAATGGCACGGAATGGGTCAAATCATATGAGGGCGTTTACACACAAGGTAATTGGAGTATCGTACTGGATGGCGGAGCAGATCCGGGGTACAACTCATCAATTGACGCTACCACCCCATAGTTGTTATAATATAGCATGAAAGAAAACATAGTCTGTTCAGGCGCACTGTTCTACTCGACCAGCACCAAGCGTTTCCTGTTCCTACAGAGGACCGACCGGAAGACACAGGGCATGTGGGGATTGGTTGGTGGCAAAAGCAAATTCACGGAGAGTGCTTTCGAAGGACTGAAGCGTGAGATAGAGGAAGAGACAGGCAGTCTACCCAAGTTTAAGAAAGTTATACCATTGGAGATGTTCACGTCAAACGATCAGAAGTTCTTCTTCCACACATATCTCGTGGCCATAGATGCAGAATTCATTCCTAAACTAAATGAGGAACATTCAGGCTACTGCTGGACCGCGTTCGAGTGCTGGCCCAAGAATCTACACATGGGTCTGAAAAATACTTTGAATAATAAAAGTATAAAAGGTAAGTTACAGACTATATTAGATCTTATAGTCTAGATGCCGTGGAACCTACGTTCCGCTTGGAAATTCCTATCAACATCGCCGGCACTCAAGGCACGATTGTAAGTTCTTATGGTTGATATCCTGCCCGTCCACCAGTTCTGTGTAGGAATGTCGGTGGTACCACGCCTCGCTATCCACAGGTCATATGAGTTGGATATGTCCCCCGTTATGGTCAGTGCCGTCGTGGCACTCTGCTGACCATTGAGATATCCTGTCAGCGTGTCATTGCTGTGATCGAATACCGCCGCGAAGTGATTCCAGGCGTCCGTGGTGAAGCCAGTGATGCTGAGACTCTGACTGGTGCTGGCATTGTACACGGCTATGTTCATGCTGTTGGATGCCCTTAGCCAGCGGCAAACGTATGGGTAGCCCGGTCCGTTGTTGGCCCATTTCTCTATCACGTCATTGTCAGCGTTGGTTGTGGTGTTCTGTGTGGAATCTGGATACACCCATGCCTCTATGGTGTAGTCGTTTGATATGGTGAAGTCCGTGACGCCACTCACGTCGGGACAGTTGCACGAGTCATTGGTGCCGTCAAACGCGAAGTAACCAACATTGCCTCCGTCGGTGTTGCCCGCGGTGTGTGTGGCACCCGTTATCGTGGCGTTGGCGTTGGCCTCTAGGTCCGTCCACGTGGATCCCGAGCCACTGTAACTGTTGGAGTCAGCGGCATCCAGTTCCAGTTGCCTGTTGGTGGTTGTTATCACAGGTTCATAAGTGAGAATGGAGTTGAAGCCAGGCATTATGCATAGTTCCTTGCTATGTTGCCCAGGAAGTTCGTGCCATCGTTGAATATTGAAACGACATCTATGTCATTGGCACCTGTGCTCAACACACTGGATCCCGAAGGGAAT